CACAATTAGGAACAGTTCTACCATTCTTCTTTTTTGTGCCAACGGCAGTATATCCTGTCCAACAGGCTTTCTTCAAATCGCCGGTAGGTTTAGCAATTTCTTCTAAGAATTGTTTAAATTTTATCATTTTTTGTCCTTAATCCATTCGTCAGGAATTTTATTATGTTTAGATTTAAAATCATCATGTAACTCTTGTCCTGTTATGTTATGTTTCTTTGCAATGCCTTGCATTAAATTGTCAATTGATTCGTAACTATGGTCGTCTAATTGACTTAAGCCATTTTCCAGTTCTTTAACATGAACCTGTTTGGATTCGTTTAAGAATGATTTAAAACTTAACATTTTTTTTCTTCTTTTTAATCTCAATACCTATATTACGATTTTGGTCTTTATAAGTGTCCATACCTTCTTTGTTGCCTGCCCCGCCTAAAGTTCCGCCAACACCAGATTCAACATCGTTTTGGAATCCATTAAACTCTTTAATTGTTTTTCTAAATTTCTTAAATTCTTTTTTCTTTGGTTCGTAAGCCGAACTTAAAGGATTTGGTTGCACCGAACCGCTCTGGCCGGCAAAATTTATTACATCATCATTATTAAAATCTTGTGTTTCACCATATAAGTTTTGTCCTAAACCAGCACCTGCTGCAGCTCCTTGACCTCCAGCTCTTGTATCATACTCTTGGCCAATTCCATCTGGTTTGCCAATACGACTTTGGCTTAATGACTTATTGCCTCTTTTTATCCTTTTTTCTTTGTCGTTGTCTTTTTGGAAGTTTGGTTCTTTTGCTGGCGGGTTGATTTTGAGCGTGGGGTTGCTTTCTTCGTAGGCTGAATGCCAGGCTCCACCGGTGACTGAATTGCCTGTTCCCGTGTTTTTTCTTGGGCCGGTGTTTCCTTTGATTTGGTCTCTACCGGAAACGAGGGAACCTGCATTGTCCGGAGTTTGGTCTGCTGGACCTTTGGCTCTGAAACTTGGGTTGTATTTACCGACTGTTTTGAGCTGAATAGACTTAGAATTCGTTTTAACATTTTCTTCCTTAAACAATGAACTTATTTCTCTGTTGATGTTATATCTACTATTTCTATTTAACCAATCTTCCACGGTTTCATTGATGACTTTTGCATCTAAGAATAATTTGGTAGATTGATAAATATTATTGATATCTTCTTCTTTGGTATCTAGGTTTCCTGTGTTGTCAAAAACTATAAAATTCTCAAACATTTGTGTAAAATATTGAGTATTTTGTTGCGATTTCAACCACTTATCTTTCCTAACAGATTCCAACATCATTCTAGAAAGATTTGAGTTTCTTTCTTTACTTGCTTCATTGGTGGTAGTAACAAAAATCATCATAGTTTCATAACCTAATTCTTCCAATTCTTCTTTGATGTGAGATATTTTTTCGTTGTCGTCTGCGGGCCCATTAATAATCAAAGGACCACGGGTTCTAATACCTTCTCTACGGAAATCGTTGGATTTCTCTGATAATTTTTGTTTGTCTGCCAAATAATCTCTGGCTTGAATGAAGTTCAACTCTACTACTTTGGATTCAGCAATAGATTCACGAATAACAATATCTTTGCCGGAACCTGGACCACCAGTTACAAAAATTGCACGGAATTGGCCACGGTCAACTTCTTCATTTAGTCCCATGCCTTTACGAACATCTTTCATGAGTTCTTTTGCGTGTTCATCTTTTACATGAGATGGTACACCTTGACGGAATGAGCTAAAATCTTTATTCTTGGCGTGTTCTCTCATCTTAGTACCGGACATTCCTTCAGCACCTTCTGCATCAGGATCACGGTGTCCAGCAGAAACTACATTAATCTTTTTAAAGTTATAATGACCATGACGACCTTCAACGCCATTGTATTTGTGTAAAAGATCATGCATTTCTTTGACACGGTCTGAACCAGCAACAACTGTTAATTTATCATGGCCTTTTGCATATAATTTAGCAGCATGATGAAGTATTGTTGGAGATTCTTTTGATGAAGTTTCGAAATGGGTACCAGGAGAATAACGTTTAAGGTGTTTAACCTTTTGTTCACCAGATAATGGATTTTTTTTAGAATCTTGTGAATGTGATACTACTACAACGTGTTTAGCTCCTTGTTTTTCAGCTTCACCTTTAACTTTATCAATTAATTTTAAATGTCCAGTAGTCGGAGGATTCATACGACCAAAAGCCATCACCACAGGTTTCTGTGATTTTTCTTTTTCTTCATAGAGTTCTAAAAATGACTTCATTCTTCTGTTATTTTCTTAAATTGAATTGGTTTGTGTCCTAAAGTTTTTGCCATAGCTGATAAATGTTCATCATTGTCTAGATCAACATGACTTTTTTCTAAATTCTTTACTTTAAATTGAATCATTCGTTTATAAGGATCGCCAGTTTTTTGATAAACCCTAAATTGACCTTTACCTTTAATTGCTGGTAATCCATGTCCTGTTGCATCTTTTTTACCTACTTTATATGTACCATGTTTTCCTACTTGCAAAACATCAACATGATGGTCCTTTAGGTAGGCTTGTGCAGGATCCAAATTATCATGTTCAAATAAAGCATCCTTTGCTCGCTTCACTTCTGGTGTAGGTTTATGGTGTTTATTCATATGTTCTAATATACCCTTTTCAATAACATGTTGGGCATATGTTGGCCTATTTTGGCGATTTCTTTCTGGTATGTGCCATCCGCCTTTATTTTTATCATGAGCTATTGTTAATTGTCCAAAAGCAGCAGTTTTTCCAATTTTAGTTTCACCCAATAATTTTTTTGATCCAACTTCATTTTCATTATGTACACGACCTTTATGAACTTTTCCTGTTCTTTTATCATGTAAATCGAAATCATTTCCTGCAGAAGCTCCGGCTGCTTCGCCTAACATCAATCCGTGTTTTTTTAATCTGTCAACAAATTGTCTTTCATATTCAAAACCTTTATTTCTTTTTTCTTCTCCAGGTTTTGTAATTTTGTTAGCTGGTATTAAAGTTTTCTTTTTAGTCGTATCATCTGTTGCGTGAACAAATAATTTTCCATCATGTCTTTCAGCTTTATGTAATATTAATTTTGCTCCAGCAGGAACATCTTTATGGGATACAGCCATTGTATGAGTATAATTTTTGCTTCCAAGATATGGTGTAACATATTGTTTTTCATGTCTTTCTGTATCAAAACCTGTAGCTGAAATTACACCTCTGGCTTCAGAAAGATATAATTGTTCTATAAGTATTGATTTAAAAGTTCTCATTTTCTAACTTTCAATAAATTAGCTTTAGCAAATTCAGCACGATTAACTAATTTAGTCGGTTCTCCTGCATGATTTACAACAAAACCTTCTGGTTTACTTCTTTTATTGTCTATATGGTGTTCTAGTCCACCTTCATGTTGTTCTAAATTTCTAACTAAAACATTTTTTGCTTGTTGTAAATGATGGTGCATCAATAAAAGATTTTTATATTGATTTTTATTATCATCAATGTGTTTTAAATGGCCATTTAACTCTTGTTCTTTTCGAGATTGCGCTGCAGGAGTTTTAAGCTTAGAAATCGATTTATTATATTTTTGAGTAATGTGTTTTTTTAAACCTTCTGTAGTGGGTTCTTCGTCTGTTTTTACAGTATGATTAATATATGTTGATAAATGTCCACCTTCACCTCGATGCATTAGTGTGGATTTGTACATAGTTTTTTTATGTTCATCATGTATTTTTCTAGCTGCTGACATATGTTCCAAATATTCTTTTTGGTCATTGTCCGAATAATGAATTTGTTTAGTGTCATGTTCTGGAGATTTTGTCCAAACATCAGGATGTTGTTTGAAATTATGTGTGTCTGGATGAGGATCCGCTTGCATATTTTCTATACTATCCCCGTGGTATTGTTGGTGAATTACAATACCCATTTTTGCTCTACGGACCTTGTCTGCCTCATCACCTTTGGCTGTATAAGTGATGGTATTTGGTGTAAATGATACTCCTTTTTTACTTTCTTTCTTATCACCTTCAGAAAACATCATATCCCCTTGATATACACCTGTTTTAGGCGCAATCTTTTTAAGGTGATTCAATGTTGCATGAAGTTTTTCCACTAGTCCAGGTGCGTGTCCGTGATTTTTTATAATGTCAGCATGAGTATAATTTATTTTTGGATTCTTATTAAAAGCGGATTTACTTGCCACAAAAAATTTACCAGTTTGTGGATGATGTCCAAAGACGATAGCAGGACTACCATCATACTTCATGGTCAATGCGGAACTTTTACTACCAGATTTAATATGTTCGTGAGTTTGATTTAAAGCATTATAGGAATGTTCAAAACCTTTAGAACCGTAAAGCAAAGGTCTATCTTCAGCATGGTCTATATGCTTAAGTTTTCCGTCAGCTTCCGCTTCTTCCTTTAAGAATACTTTAAACGAATACATTAATTTCCTTCTAGACTTGCAACACACTTTGGTTGCCGGACACCTTATTTATACAACTTTTACCTAAACCATCCTAAGCCGTAGAAAGGTTGGGTTAGATACATAGTGGCTAATTTGTTGGGTTTTTGTTCATTAAACCCACGAAATCACTACAAACTCCATAACATTCCGAATTGAACTGTGTTGCATCTCCATTCCATTCCGGCATAAGACATACACTATGTTTGGTTAATTGTTTTCCTGGATATGTCCAAATATAACCATGTGAAGTTAAAGTAAAGGAATCACTTTCATGCCAAAAAAAGTTTGTATAAGTTCCAGTCAAAACATATAGTGCTGGAAGATTTTTTGCGTGAATCCATAGACCTGGTTGTTCTAGAAATTCAAAATCAATCTCGTATGTCGGTTCATCATGTCCCAAAAACCAATTACCCGTTTTAAACCAAACATCAATTTCAACATCATAACCTTCATTTAATGCTTTCGAAATTTGTTTAGGGGTGTTTTCTAATTCTTTATTAGGTCCTTCTGTTAGACCTCTGTGGGCAATATACTTCATTGGTGTTTATCCCACCAATCACAGTATTTAAAAATATCATCCATAGAAAGTATCTTAGGATGTCTTTTACCATATTCTTCTGTATTATAGAATATATGTTCACCATAATTCTGTCTAACAGTAAATGGTTGCATTTCACCTTCATACACCAAATCAAAATACTTACGCATTTGTTCATCGTGTTTAGATAAGTCTGGTTCTTCACCAGAAACACGGATAAAGTTTTTTGTATAGGTAATTTCAGCAGATTCAGAACCGCTATCCGAATTGCCCTCAACAATACCATTTAACATATTATCGTATGATATTTGAAATGTCTTTAATAACTTATCTGTTTTGGCAATAAACACATGGTCGGATGAACAAAAAGGTTCTTTGTTTTTAGGATTAAAATACATCGTACCAGAAACTTTCTTCTCATCATCTTGTAGAAACTTATCTACCAATTTTTCAATATTATTATATTTCTCATCAATACGGTGTTTCAGACAATACTTTTTAGTTACATTTTTTAAACCTAACAATACACAATATGTTTGAAAAAATACATTTGTATTTCTAAACATATTTGGAACATTTACTGTCTGATGAACCAATTTGATGTTATGGTCATTACAGAATCTTTGTATTTCTGGTGTTAGGTGTTCAGTATAAGTGGACAAAACGATTTCACCAAATAGTTTCTTATAATGTTCAATGTATTGAAAAGAATCCAATTTATTTGGATTTATGGGACCCTGTAACAATAAAGTTACTTCTGGATATTTCATTAATAACCTGGCAAATAAGGATTGTTTAGAATAGCATCGATTGAATCGTACTGATTACGATTTGGACCTAAATCTTGAATTGTAGTAAACAAAGAATTGCTTCCATTTTCTCTAACCACAAAAGGATATAATTCTTTGTTGTTTACAATATCAAAATACTTTCTAATTAATTCATCGTGTCTATTATTGTCTGGTTGTTCCCCATTAATTCTTAAAAAGTTTTTAGTGTAAGTAATTTCTGGAGCTCCAACTCCTGGAGGACAATTAAGTTCATCAAAATTTCCTTCCATAAGGCCTTGTTTTAAATTATCCATGGTCAATTTAAATGTAGCCTTCAGTTTGTCGGTTTTGCAGACAATCAAATGATCTCCAGCATGGAATTTACGATATACTTTAGGACCAAACAACATACTTCCACAAACCCATTTGTTATCATCAAGTAAAAACTTATCAACAACTTTATCTAAACAAAAATATCTTTCGTCAATACGATGTTTAACGACATATGGATTTGTTACAGATTCTAGTCCGCCTAGAGTTGTATAAGTTTGATAACCAACACGATTATCATTTCTCAAATTACCAATATTAATCGTTTGCTCAACCAATTTTAATTTGTGGTGTTCACAGAATTTTCTAAACACTCCATTTTCAAGGTCATTGATGTGTTCAGTATAAGTTGAAATAATAATCTCATTAAAAAGAATACTGTAGTATGGCAAAAAATCTAAAGCGTCTAATTTACCTTGATATAATGGACCTTGAATTAATAGTGAAACATTTGGGTATTTTACCGCTCTCATAATTAAACCTTAAAAAATTTTGTATTTACATATACTACATCAAATTCGTATTCGTGGCAATACTTCCGAACTTCTTTTACCTCAACAAAACCTTTATCCGTTAAGTATTTGTCGATATCTGGATGTAATGCATGGCCGTCATAATAAGCTTTACTGCCAGCTTCGGTCATAATAATTTTGGTATTCAAAATACTATTTTTTCCACCTTTTAGAACATCCAATTCGGCACCTTGCACATCCATCCAAATTAAATCTGGTCCTTCAATATTATTTTCTTTACAAAAATCATCCATTGCATAAGCATCAACTTCAACTTCTTTTTGAACCCAATGTTCACCTAAAAATGTTCCATTCAAACCATCAATCAGTTTGAATTTGGATGCAACGCCAAAATTTTTAGAACGACTATTTTGTTCATCTAAAGGATAAAATTTAATTTTACCAGTAGTATCATTCATAGCACTTCTAATAAGGGATATTCTATATTTTAAATCTGCTGACAAATCCGCATAGTTATTTTGACACATAACTATATTTTCTGGCGTAGGTTCAAAAGCATAAACTTTCGCTTCTGTAAATGTTTTCGCTAGCGTAATGCTTTCTTTAATATCTCGACTACCAATATCAAATATTGTTTTGATTTGCGAGAAATCAATTTTATCTTGAATCGCCTTTAATCGATTATACATATCTCTAGCATTGTCATCACCGGTTAATGGAGATAAATTATCTAGATATTTTCCGTTAGGTCCTGCGTGTTCCATTTTTTGGACCTGAAAAGACTTCATTGCATTTTCTGTATTAAACACTAATACTTCACTCATTATTTTCTCCAAGCAAAACCAACACCATAGTCATTGTCATTGTCTGAACAAGCATTTTCAATTACTTCCCATTCGTCACGATTTAAATATTTGACAAACATATGAGGTCCAGGATGAACTGCTGTATCATGAAAACCAACAATGCCATCATCAGCCAACCATTGTGTATATTCCCATTCTATCAATACTTGATTAATACTATGGTCTCCATCGATAAACAAATAATCAATTTTATTCACACCTTTGGACCTAATAAAATCCATTACTTGTTCAATATTCGATGAACTGGTTTTAATTGTATAGATATTTTTTTCTGTATCATCCAAATAAGATTTATCGTTGATATCAACACCGATATAAACAGTATCA